GTGAAAACGAAGATGATGCTAATACACAAGCTTATGGAGAACCAAAGTTTGTTATTAAATCACCAGATGCAAGGAAGTTTGGCTTAAGTCCAATACCTGATAAAGAGTACAACGTACACTTTTATGCGTTTGACAAGCCGACAAAGCTTACAGCACACGGAGACACAGTTGTCTTCCCTGAACAATACACGAATGTCATAACTGCTAAGACAAGATATTATATTTGGCAGTTTAAAGAATCTCCACAACAAGCAGCTTTTGCTATGGATGATTATAAAAAAGCTATGAAGAGTATGAAATCTAATTTGATTAATCCTACTCCTCGTGCAATGACAGACGATAGAAGATACTTTTAATTTATGGCAGCATCACAACCTTATACAGTAGCCTGTACAGGTGGCTTAATAAAGTCTGCAAACTCTATAGACTTACTTAAAACACCGGGAGCAGCTAGAGAACTTCGTAACTTTGAAGTTTCTATCGAAGGTGGGTACAGACGTATTAATGGTTTTAGTAAGTTTGGTGCTGGTAGTTCTGCAATTCCCGGAGGAAGTGCTGGAACAATATTAGGTGTAATACCTTACGCTGATGGAGTAATTGCTTGTATTAGTGATGATATTTATTTTAGCTTAGACGGAACAAGTTGGTTACAAATAAATAAACTATCGCATAGTAGTGGTGATAACTACAGTACCTTTACAGGTAGAAGTGCTACAGCTAGAACTTCACAAGGACAAATAAGCTTTGCGTTGTTTATAAAAGCTGGAGAAGATTACGGAGAAATGATTATAGCTGATGGAGCTAATCAACCATTTATCTTTAGAATGGAGGGTTCTGGAGCTTTAAGTACTAGAACTTATCATACTAAAGAAGTTACTGTGACAAGCACTAAGCACGTAACTCATATCACAGCCCATGACCATCACTTAATAGCTGCTGGTGTAGAAGACAATGAAAATACAGTCTACTACAGTGTGTATAATGATGCATCTGATTTTAGTGGAACTGGAGCAGGTTCAGTTACTATATCAGATAAAGTTGTAGGAGTCAGAGGATTCCGTGAAGACTTATTTGTATTTTGTGAAAATAGTATTCACAAGCTTATAAATATTAACGATTCACAAACTGTTGCCATTATACCTGTCGCAGAAAACGTAGGGTGTTTAAGTGGCTACAGTATTCAAGAGATAGGTGGTGACCTTATCTTCTTGGCACCAGACGGACTAAGAACAGTTGCTGGTACTGCAAGAATTGGAGACGTTGAGTTAGGAACCGTATCTAAACAGATACAGCCACTCATTACAGACCTTGCAGAAAATATTAACAATTATACAATTTCAAGTATTGTATTAAGAGAAAAGTCACAGTACAGATTATTTTATACAGATACCACTTTAGAAGAAAGTCAACAACGTGGTATCATAGGAACATTAAGACCAGATGGCTTTCAATGGTCAGAAACAAGAGGAATAGAAGTTACAGAGGTTGGCTCTGGATTTAATCAAAATGGTATTGAAAAGTATTATCATGGTTCTACTACAGGTTACGTGTATAATCACGATTCAGGTAATGACTTTGATGGTACTTCCATTTTAGCAAGATATGCTACACCGGATTACGATTACGGAGATTTAGGAACTTTAAAAACTTTACACTACCTTAAAGTCTCTTCAAGTGCTGAAGGTGTGGTAGAACCAGATGTTCAAGTTAGATTTGACTTTGGTAGTACAGATATACCACAGCCACCAGAACTATTTGATTTAGGTGTGATTAATCCTCCATCGTTATTTGGTGAAGCGATATTTGGTATTAATGTTTTTGGTGGAGCTGAAAGTCCTTTGACAAGAATACCTCTTTACGGTAGTGGACACAGTAACAATTTTACATTTATAAGTGAGGATACAAAACCTCCATACACAATTAATGGTCTTTACGTAGACTTTATACCTTCAGGCAGGAGATAAACAAAGATGGCAATAACAAAAGTAACAGGTGGATTATTAGGCAACTTAGCTGTTGGTACAAATAACGTAGCTTTAGGTGATGGTGCTTTAGACGATGGTTCTCTTAGTGGTGGTAATAATACTGCTATAGGTAGTGGAGCTTTAACAGCAAACACTACAGGTCAATATAATACAGCCTTGGGTTCTTTTGCCTTAGATTCAAACACTACAGCAAACAATAACATTGCAATTGGTTATGCAGCCTTAGATGCAAATACCACAGGTGCAGGGAATGTTGCGATTGGAGTTACAGCATTAGATGCTAACACTACAGCAAACAACAATACAGCTATAGGAACAAGTGCTTTAGGAGCAAACACCACAGGTGATAGAAACGTAGCTGTAGGAGCATCATCTTTAGATGCTAACACGGTAGGAGCAAGGAATGTTGCGATTGGCTATCAAGCACTGACCACTGATACTCAAGGTAGCAGATCAGTAGCAATAGGTCACAACGCATTAAGCGTTCAAAACTTCACTTCAGCTACAGACTCATTTAATACTGCGGTAGGACACGAGGCAGGAGCCGCAGTAACCACAGGCGTTTCCAATACGCTCATCGGTGGTCTTGCAGGTGATGCTATTACCACTGGTTCAAACAACGTAGCACTTGGAAGGTCAGCATTAACAGCAAACACCACAGCATCTGACAACACAGCTGTTGGCTTCGCTTCTTTGGCTGCTAATACAACAGGAGCTAACAACACAGCAGTTGGTAGAGATGCTTTAACCTTAAACACCGAAGGTGACCTTAACACAGCAATTGGTTATCAAAATCTTGATGCTAACACCACTGGAAATCAGAATACTTCTGTAGGTGGTAGAGTTATGACAGCTAATACAACAGGCTCTAGCAACACAGCAGTTGGTGAAGCTACTTTATATTCAAATTCTACTGGAAATTATAATACTGCATTAGGTATGGCAGCTATGCAAAATGCTACAGGCAGTAGTACAACTGCGGTAGGTTACAGAGCAGTGCATCAGTACACAGGCTCAGAACCAACTTTAGGAATAGGTGTTGATGCTTTATTTACAGGTGGGACAGGCGGTAACAATGTGGCTATCGGCTTTTATGCAGGTAGATATAACTCATCAGGAGCAGCAAATATGTTTATTGGAAACTACTCAGGTGATGCTAATACCTCTGGTAGTTACAATACATTTTTAGGTCATCTTAGTGGTTCAGCAAACACCACAGGCTCATATAACGTAGCAGTTGGTGCACAGGCTTTAGATGCACACACAACAGCTTCCAACAATACAGCAGTTGGATATGATGCAGGCGGAGCAATAACAAGTGGAGATAAAAGTGTTTTTGTTGGTTTAGGTGCTGGAAACACAACTACCACAGGTGTTGAAAATATAATGATTGGTTATGATGCACTGGGAGTAGCAGCTGGCACCTCATCACAGATAGTTTTAGGTAAATCAGCAAGAAGTCAGGGCGGTGGTTATTTTACAATAGGTAATGGTCCGTCTACTTGGACTAGAGTAGATCTTGGGTCAACTACTTGGTATTCATCATCAGATGAAAGACTTAAGAAAAATGTTAATAATCTTAATGTTGGTTTAAATTTTATAAACGATTTAAGACCAGTAACTTATAATTGGAAAACCAAAGGCGAGGTTGATTCTTCTTTGCCTCATTATGAAGAAAATTCAACAGAGCTTGTAAGAAACGGAGATTCAGCAGTTGGACTGCAATATGGTTTTATAGCCCAAGAAATTAAACAAGCAGTTGATACCCACAATGTTGAAAACAATGGTGATGTATGGGCTGAGAACAACGATGGAATACAAGATATTGGTACTACAGGATTAATACCCATGCTCGTAAAAGCTTTACAAGAAGCAGATGATAAAATAGATGCTTTAACAACAAGAATAGAAGCCCTAGAAGGCTAACAACAATAGGAGTATAAAATGCAAACAGTAGAACAAGTATTAACAGCAGCAACCGATAGCGTAACGCTTATTAATAATATTAATGGTGGTACACACGATGTTGGGCTTATGACCCAAGAAGAAATTAACGACATGGTACAACGTAATGTAGACCATCTTGAGCTTATCTTGGCTTATACAGAGCCTGACGTAGTAGGAGACTCATCAGATAAGTCTAGCTATACAGATGCAATTGCTACAGGAAACACTTACATCACAGACAACAGCTAAATAAAAACACACGGAGAATAGACAATGGCAAGTTACACTAGACAAAGTTCGTTTGCAGACGGTGATACAATCACTGCTGCTTTATTTAATAACGAATTTAACCAACTTGTAAACGCTTTTCACAACTCTACAGGGCACAAACACGATGGCACA